CCCCAACTTCTTGGAGATGAGTCCCCCCGTGACCGCCAGAGAGACCATCAGGCTCCAGTACCGCTCTGAAGGGCGCAGGTTTGCTGCGGTATCCACCCTATCGCGGGTCTTGTTCAGCAGTTCTTTTACAGCAGGTAGTTGTCCGATGACTGCCTGTGCGTACGGTTCGATGGCGTGTCCATAGTTGTCCATCAACCTCTCAAAGTGGGTGCGGGACCATGTAGCGTCGTTGTTTGGGTCGTTGGAGATGTGGATCTCCAAGATGCGCTTCAGTTCTCCATCAGGGAATCCCTTGATGGACAGCAAAGTATCCATCAACGACCTATTGGATGAAGACACCATGCCAGTCTGGAACTTGGTGTTGTTGTTGCGCTCTACGTTCTCATGCTGCTTCAGTCTGTGCTTGGCTCTTCCAGAGGTCACGTCGTAGACCTGATTCGACACCTGCTCGGGATCCATATTGGTGATCTCGTCCATCGTCACCGCAAAGTTCTTCATGACACCCATCCGGTTCAGCCGGAAGTTGTAGGTGTCCTTTGGAGCCAGCATCAGTTCTTTGGGCCTGCCGTAGATGCTGTTGATGGCATGGAGGATGGTGGTCTTGCCCGTACCGGAGTCGCGGCTGACGAGGTTGACGAGGAACCCGTCAAGCGCGGTGAACCTCATAAGCGGGGTACCGAACCCCAAGAAGAACGCGAAAGCGCGAGCCTCCATACCCGGCTTGCTGTAGTAATTGACAATATCTTTCCAAACATGGAAGTCACCCTTTGGCTGGAAAAATGGCATGACGGGCAGCGTGGGAGCCGATGGCGGACTGTATAGCACCTCGGTAGCACGGATCTCGCGCTCACCCACAATCATCCCTGAGTCGTCATCCAACCAACCAAACTGACGATGCGCGGTCTCTGCTTTGTCCTTCATGAGTTCATCGTTCCATCTAGTCACATACTGCATTAGCAAGTCTTGCTTTTTGCCCAACACGGCAACGCCTTTGGAGGCGACAAGAGCCATAAACTTCTCTTTTGATACCGCTGTTGTAAGCGGCATGATGAAGTCTCGGACTCCGTCCTTGGGGGTGTGCAGGCGAAGAAGCAAGGTCTCACCGACGTCTGGATCGACCATTCGCTTGACTACATAGAAGTCGTACGGATACAACAGTTCGTCTGTCTCGTCGTCATCCTTGTTCTTGGTTTTTACGTAGATACCACCGTTCCGCCCACGGAAGAACGGGAATGGGTACTTGGGGATCTCGTACTCTACAACTTCTTCTGTGATTGGCTCAAATACAGAAACTCTTGATTGAGATTCGTCGGCCTCTACAACAACTTCAGCAAGAGCAAGTGGAGTAGCGATCTTGCCGTTGAACCGGCATCCCTCACAAAGAGCGGGGTTCAACTTCTTGAACTGGGCACAGGTTTGCGGACCGCCTGTGCCGGTAGCCTTCTTCTCTGTCTCTTCCCGGTTGTACCCCGGATGCTTGTTGGACATCAGGTGGATGGCCTTGTCCCTGTCCAGACACCGTTGGGCGATGCTCAGTCCAGCCCACCATAGCGGGTACTCGATGCTCTCCTGCTCGGTATAGATGTGGGCGATCTGCGCACAGCCATTCCCTTCCAACGACTTCGTCAGCAGCGTCTTGAAGTAAGCATCCTTGTTGCCCATCAGGGCAGCAGTAACCGGATCAAGTTCGCGCTTTACGGCGCTGGCGCTGGACAGTATCTCGAAACTGGGTGCAAGCAAGTCGGATACTTGCTCAACAGACAGCACCTGCCCAACGTGCAGGATCTCTACCAGTATTGGGTTGGTCGGGTCTTTGACATGGTAGGTACCGGGGATGCGAAGCACTCTGGCGGCTTCTCCGGTAACCGCTGGGTCTACCTTGAACTCATGCTCGACGCACAACTCTTTGAGCCGCTCCGCATGAAGGGACCACTGCTCTCTTGGCAGCGCAGTATCCATGACCCAATAGACATGGGCACCCATACCGGACTTGACGATGGTTGGACGCGGCAAGTTCGTAGCCTTGCAGAAAGCCTTGAGCGCAGTCATGCCCTCGGCTAGATCCGCAAACGGCTTGCCCGTACCACAATCTACATCGACAAAGAACGACTTCAGGGAGACAGCGTTCTTGGTGGTACGCCGACCCTCTGGGCCATACTTGGCCATACCATAGAATGCGTTGTAGGTCTTTGCGATGAACTCTTCAGCATGAGCATTTATACCTTCAATGCTGGGTACAAAACGCTGGCGGATATCCTTGTCCTCTCCATCCTCCTTGATACCAACGGTGCAATAGGACTCACCCTCGCCTAACGGTGGCAAGACAAGGGCAAGGAAGTCCTTACGTGAAAGCATAGCCGTCCTCTAGGCCGTCAAAAATGAATGGGCAGGGGCAGACGGCAGTGCCCTTTTCGGTAGCGAGCCTAGCCCACTCAAGTCTTAGCGTAGTTTTTCTATGAGTTTCTCGACCCTGTCGGCGTGGCGATTGGCCACTTCTCGCTCCCCGATGAACCATGAGTACACCGTAGGGCGGGTGACATCGAGATACTCCGCCACGTCCGTGACTGGGATGTTCAACTTGACGCATATCTTCGCCAGTTGAACACCCAGCAGGCACGGGTTAGCGTCGTATATCTTCTGCACCAAAAGGGTGGAATACCCTCGGGCAGACATCAGTCATCCCATTCAGACAGGATCTTCGACAGGTCTGCCTTCGGCGCAGCCTCTTCCGTCTTCTTGGAACTGCGCTTGGTCGGCTCCGGGTCAGCAGCCTCCACAGGTGCCGCCGATGCCTCCTTCACCTCCTCGACCTTCGGCTTTACCTTCGCACCGTCCGTCTCAGCAACGGTCATGGTGATCGCCCGCTTTGCGGCTTCGGACGCACCCTGCGTGATAACAGTCTGGTGTTCAGAGGCATCCAAGAACTTCACGGGCTTGAAGACGACCTTCGGGGTCGCGCTATCCGTATCAAACCGCATCTCGGTCACGACAGCCGTGATGGGGATACCCTTGCTACCAAGCATCTTGGCGTACGCCTGAAGCGGCCACTTGCCAGCAGTACCCTCACCAAAGATGGACTTGGCGGGCAAGGTCAACTGGAAGATATCGCCACCAACGTCGTTAGCCAGCACGACAGCCAGACGCTGGCTGAAACGGCAAGCACGGGTGTTGTTGTCGCCCGAACCGGCCATGTTCTGCGGGCAATCCACACAACGGTTAGCCTGCTTCTTGGGGGCCTTCACGTCAGGAGTGTTACCGTCTGCAGACCAGCAATCCGGCATGGACGGCTCGCTGCCCTCTTGGAACTTCTCCTCGTAGAACGAGCGCGACACCTTCGGGGAGGCATTGGCGATGACCACATTCAAGAAGCGGTCTTCGTTCTTAGCGACCTCCTTACCGTTTACCATGAGCCGCCAGACGCTGCCCTTGATGGAGATACGCTTGTTGGTGGATCCACCGCCCATAAGGGCCTTGGTGGTTTCGTCAAGATCAGTACCAGCCCGCAGGTAGTCCGGCAGATTGGTGTTCAAGATAGCCAGTTCGTTGCTCATGTGCGCTCCTTAGCGTTTCGTAATGACAATAGTAGACTCGATATCCGCCTGCAATCCGGGTGGGGTTACATTCGGATTCTCTTCAAGGAACTGTTCCATATTGGTGTTATGGATGCGGTGCTGCATCAGCGAAAAGGCGTCGTTCTCCTTGAGGAACTTGAAGAACGCATCCCAATCGTTGGTCCAGTATCGCTTGTTGGTGCGACGAGAGATGGTACCATGATTGGTACGGATAGTGGATGCGCCCTGCTCCTTGCAGATCTCAAGCAACTGCGCGGCCACCGTATCCAACTGGGCCTTCAACTCGTCATCTTTCTTGGACAACTCTCTGCGGGCGTCACGGATTTTGACGTAGACCGCAGTAAGTTTCTCAGCAGTGATTTCAGACATTCTAGACTCCTCCTCTCTCAGAACCCCTACTATAGGGGCAAAACTAAACAGTGTCAAGCCACCTCTTGCAAAAAATTGCGATAGAGATCGATGATCTTGGTGTGGACATCCAACTTCTGGGACAGCATTTTATAGATACGCTTTTCAACTGGGCTGCCCTGTAGATGTACGACCGTACAGGGGTGGTGCTGTCCTGCGCGATGAACACGTGCATTCGCTTGTAGATACGTCTCGATGGACGTGATCGGACCCCACCACACTACGACATTTGCAGCATGAAGCGTGACGCCGTGTGCTGCAGCCTGCGGCTGAATGACCAACACTCTTGGGTCTTTCTGCTGCTGGAATTTGTTGAATATCTCTGTGCGTTTAGACGCTGACACAGAACCTGTGAT